GATGTAGGTGTCCATCCGTTCCTACCTTCTTCGTAATAATATTTGTTATGTTTAGTAGTTTGTGAATCCATATTGACCTTCTATAATGTAATCTTTAATTTTAATATCAACTTCATTCTCTTTCTTGCCAATTTGATTTAAAACTTTTGGCTTTATATGTTCTAGTATTTCATCTTTATTTTCTGACAAAGCAAAGGTATCAATATAACCAGTTTTAATTTTAGCTTTTATATAACTGCTAGTTTTTAAATTTCTATATTCGAACTTTACTAATACTCTGTATATTGGCTTAGGCATAAATTATCTATCTGGATATTTATCTTGAAACTGTTTTAAAAAATTGAAGTATTCAGTTCTAAAATAGTTAAGCTCTCTTTCAAGCATTTGTATTTCTTCTCTAGTTTTATATAAAACTATGGCAGCACCTATAAATAAACCTGCACACATTGATGTCGCTATTGCTATTATTGGAATATAAATCATACACAATGTAACAAAAAGTTTTTCATAAAAACAAATTATAGTAAAGTTTGTTGATCATGATTTAAATATGAGTTGTTATTTTCATGTTCACCTATCTCTATGTATCTACCGTTTTGTATGTTATATTTAAAATCGGCACAACCTATTTCACCTATATGTCTAAATTTAACCTTTTGGACATAAGCTGTAGTTGTTTGATTTGCAAAGTCACGATAAATAGTTATACCATTATCTACTTGATTATAAAAGTTTGCAGAACCTGCAACATCATAAAGGCTTGGAATTTCATATAAACCATTGTCTTTTTTCTGCATTTTTCGTGGGTGTGCTACAAGAAATATATGTATGTCATATTTTTGTTTAAATATAGTAAGCTTAGTAAGAAACTTATTAATAAAATTTGTTTCAGTGTCAGATCCCATTTCTGCGTTAATCTTATTGTAGGGATCAATAATTAAAGCATTTATACCATGTCTTTTTATAAGTCCTTTAGCTGCAGCCAAAATAGAGTCTATCGTATAAATATCACCATCAGGCCTTATCCAATAAAAATTATTAGAAATAAAATCTTTAGCTGTTTTAAGTTCATGCCTTGACATTCTATTGTATTTAGTTTCTTTTCTAAATGATTTACCAGTAAGTTTTTCAGCTAAAACAGAAAAGTGTAATTGCATTGGATAGTGCTCTGGACTAAAAACACCAAACTTCCAACTGTGTTTTGTTGCTAACCTCATGCATATGTGTTCAAGAAAATTACTTTTACCATGTGTTGGTATACCTGTAATAACTGTTAATTGTGAGCTTGCAAAACTAAAAATTTTATCAAAGTTTTCATGACCAACAATTTTACCTCGTTCTAGTCCAGTATCATATAATGTGTCAATATCTAAATCAAAGTCTTGTACAGATAAAACACCCTCTAAAGGATATGCTTGTGCTTTTTCTATACAATATTTAACTCCTGAATCATTATGATTAATTAAAACATCATTGACATCTTTGCAATCGTCAAAATAATTTACCCTATAACATATATCTCTGCCAATTCTTCTAGATAATTCTTCTGCAAGCTTTTTACCTGGCTCATCATTATCAGTGGCAATGTAAACTTTTTTGATATTATCTGGAAAATCTTTAAGATATTCCATTTTTAAATTACTAGCACCATTAGGAACAGACACACAGTTTTTATAGCCTGCTTCATAAAGAGCTAATTTATCCATTTCACCTTCAACAATTATAGCTTCATTACAACCTACTAAATCATCTAATCCATACATTATTCTTTCAGCATCTTTTACCAACTTAAAGTTTTTAGCAGCATCTCTGTATTTAATATTAATTAGTGAGCTGTCTCTATAATATTTAAATTGTATAGTAGTAACTTCTTTATTTACTTGCGGCATATACTGTAAACCTTCAGCAACTCTATTGCTAATTAGTGTTTGTTTACTAATACCTCTACTTAAAAACCAACTTAAAAATTTATCAGAATAATTGTAAGAATCTTTAGTATTTGTTGGAACTTTATATACCATTTCTTTCATAAAATTATTTTTTATTTTTAAACTACCATGCCATCCACAGTTATGACAATTCCAAATGCCTTCATCTATATTGACAGATAAACATGGATCTGATTTCTTTTTTCTATCTTGTGAACACTTAGGGCATTTAGTTTTAACCTGTCCACTTATTTTTTTTACTTCTATGCCATTATCTAAAAAACTCATTAAAACACCATATTTGTAAAGCCATTACCAGTAAAGCCTTGATTACTATTGTCATTTATTTCATCATCCCAACAGCCTTGATTTAACCAGGTACTAGGATGTTTTTTAAATTTAATATCAGTAATTGATTCTGAATATAATTTTGCTGCTACCACACATTTTTTACAAACTTCTAAACTTAACTTCATAAATTTAGAGTTACAAAGCTTTTTACTTTTTTTATAATTATATGCTTCCCAAAATTCTTCAAAAAGAAGTTCTTTTTCTTTATTACTAATATTGGTAACATTTTTGTGGAGGGGGGGGTAACATTTTTGTGGAGGGGTTTTAACTACTTCGATAATTCTAGTCTCAACATTCTTTCCGTCTCTTATAAGCTTAACATTAATAAAATTGTTGTGTACAAGATTCTGTATATTTCTGCTGATACTCTTAGGATGTCTGTTAAAAAGTTTGCTAAAGTATGCATTAGTTGCCCAGCAATAACCTTTAACATTAGTTAAACAAGTAATCTCAGCATATAATAATCTTTCTAGTGGTGTTATCTTGTCGCTATATCTAACATCTGCAGGCAGAATTGCCCAATAAGTTGGTTCCTCACTCATAATAGTTTTGTTTTGTTAGAATACAGGGGAGTCTAGCTCCCCCATATTAGTTAATTAAAATGGCAGATCATCTTCTGATCCAACCTCTACAGCTTTCTTTTTAGTAGGTTTCCAGGTGTCTACATAAGAATAGTGCGTAATACCAGTATCAGAAGCTTCTTTTCTTCTTGCAACAATTAAGTTTACCCAGCCGTCACTTTCTAGGGTTTTTAATTGCTCTACAAGATCGTTAACCTTGATGCTTAATTTTAGTTGTGTACCACCATTATCAAATGATTTTTCTTTAATGATCATACCGTTTACATATTGTTTTTCACTCATAATTTCTAGTTTAATTAATAATTTAAATTCACTTTTAAGGTTTTTATAGAGTCCTGTAACTCTTTTATTTGCTTTTCCATTATGTCAACTTTAGCTCTTTTGTAGCCAGTTCTATATTCTTCTTTAACCTCATCGTACAGAACATTGTATTCAGGGTAATATTTCAAGTTGTCTTTATGATTACCAATATAATGTAAAACTGTAGCGTGATGCCTATTAATTATTGATCCAATACGCTTTATGGTTGTTTTATTTTCATACAAAACCACACCAAGTATTGCTCTTGATAATTGTATTTTTTCTTCTTTATTTTTAGTTCTTATAGTTTTTAATTTATAGTCTCCTACAATTTCTATAATATTAATTATAGATTGCTCGGTACTATTCAATGATAAATTTTTCATCGCTTATTTTTTTAGATTTTAAATAAATGTTTTTTAATTCGTCTTCATTTAAAATGCTGTTAATATATTTGATAGAGTGTATAAATCTATCTTTATTGTCTTTTATGCTTAAAAACATATTTTCTTTATTGTCTAAAACATCTGTTATACTAATACCTACCTTATCAAAACACAATTGCAAATATTTAGTTCTTACAGTTGATCTATGTATTTTTTCACCTAGAAAACCTAATGCATCCCAACATGGTATATTTGTATTGTAATAAAAAACAGGGTTGTAGCACCAAAGATGACTAGGCATTGCATTTAAAAAATCCACATAATGATCTAAAGGTATGTATCTCTCTTCATTAACAAGTATTATTTCAGTTATATATCTTTTATTTAATCTGACTATCTCCCTGATTTTTTGCCAATTATTCAAAGACTCCCCCTCTTCGCATTCTTTCAAATTGATCTCTAGGGTCTTTAGGGCAGTCATTCTCCCATAAGTCTTTAATAATTTCTTCTGCTTCATAATATGTTAATTCATTAAAATTAATATTTTCATACAAATGTTGTGCACTAGAAGTTACTAGAAGACTTTCTATTTTCCCTATTTGCCATAAGGAGCAAGGTTCGTCTTCTAGTATTTCATCTATCCAGTCGTGATCACTCACTAGTTTTTAGGTCTTTTAAAATCTTCAGATTCAACTTCACCAAATACACCTAACTCATAAAAACCAGCTAACTGTAAAACTATTCTTGACTTAGCTCTTTTTTCCGCCATAGCAACTGGATAAGCATTTGAATTATTATTTGGAGTGCATTCTCCAAATGTTTGTATAACCTTATCACCTTTTTTTCCTAAAGCTTTTATTAGGCAATGTGTATGATCTTCTGACAAATTTACTATTTCATATTGAATTTCAATATTATTAGCGGCCATAATTTTATCTATACCCTGTCTTGTTATAATGTTATAAAACTTGTGTTTAAAAACATCTTCTTTTACTAAATTGTTTTCTATAAACAATCTTTTAAGCATTTCATTTTGCGTTTCTTTCGTCATAATTTTGGTTTTTTTTTTAGGTTTATAATTAATGTTAGATTGGTGCAGCTTTTCAAATACCTCTTGTAATCCCATGTATTCTGCTGACCTATACATTGCAGAATAATACTTCTCAATGTATGCTTGTCGTTCTTGTTCTTCAAGAACTAATTCTTTAATTTTTGACATTTAGTTTATTTTTATTTTGTTTATACTCTTCTACTGTAATTAATTGCCAGGTATCATCATAGTTTTCGCAAAAACCACAATATTCTAACGTGTCTGCGTGTTCTTTGCACTTGCTGCATATATCTGTTTCTAACCAAAAGCTCGCATCACAACAATTGCTTGTTTGACTTTCTACAGGATTAAAACCACAACATGATGTAACTTTCTCTTCAGTCATAATTTAAAATATTACGTTAACAATTTTACTGGCAAAATCTAATTCTACGTCTTTAGGCTGCACGCAATCTCCAAAGTTTAAATTAGACTTATCTACTTCTATTGCCCACTTTGAGTTATCAAACTCAGTCATATCTGTGTCAATTAAAAAATGTTTTGTAGTTTCTAGCTCATAATCGTCAGACCATAAAGTAAGATCTACCTCTCCATGTACTCTATTAACATATAAATACATAGATTTTACTCCCCACTGTCTCATTTCAGTAACAAAAGTCCATTCTATTATTACGCTAGATTCTGTGTCGTGATTTTCCTTAGTAACATTATATGTTGATACTGTGTTTCCTGATAGTTTTGTTTCAAAATTCATAGTTATATATATTGATTGAATTACAATGTAACTAAAGAATAATTATATATGCAAATTTTTATTCCACTAATTTCCATTATGTGTAAAATTTAATAACTTATATTGTATCAAAGTTTTAAAATGGCTAAAACCTACAGTGATTATCCTCAGTCTGCAACTAACAATGCTAAGAGAGCATTAAAGTGGGTAGAGGAAAATGGATGGGGTTCTTGTGGAACTGACGTAGGAAAAAAAAGAGCCTCACAAATTGCAAGTCGTACTCCTTTAAGTAGAGATACGATTTCTCGTGTCGCTAGTTTTAAAAGGCATCAACAACACAAAGATGTTCCTTATAGCGAAGGCTGTGGAGGATTAATGTGGGACTGCTGGGGAGGAACATCAATGATAAATTGGGCAATAAAAAAACTAGAAGAGATTGATGGTATGGCTAATAAAAGAAAATATAAATATAAGGGTGAAGAGTATGATCACAAATATGATTTCACTGAATCTGACATGGCTACTTTACATGATAAAGGTGAGTTGTATGTAACACAAACAGATGAAGATGGTACAGAGATGACCATTTTATTTACATATGAACACGAGCATGACGAGGTAAGTGCCAAAATTAAAAACTTAGCAAAGATGAATTGGTACGATATAAAAAATGTAGCTTCTGATAATGTAACAGAAGTAATGATATATGATGAGATTGGCAAATATGGGGTTGATGCCAAATCTTTTATAGATGAAATTAAAAATATCCCAAATGGTACATCTGTTCTTTTAAGAATAAACTCACCTGGTGGTTCAGTAGTAGATGGTTTAGCTATTTACGATGCTATTAGCAGAATGCCACAAAAGGTAACTACCCGTATAGAAGGTATCGCTGCGTCAATGGGAAGTGTTATTGCACTTGCTGGTGATGAAGTTATAATGAGTGAGAATTCACTTTACATGATACACAATGTATGGGGAGGAGAAGTTGGAGATGCAGGTGATTTAAGAAAGGCAGCTGAGCTTATGGATAAAATGGGCGATAGGTTGGTTAGTATATATATGTCTAAGACTGGTAATAGCGAAGAGCAAATCCGTTCTTGGATGAATGAAGAAACTTGGTTTGATAGTTCTGAAGCAGTAAAGTATGGTTTTGTAGATATAATCGAAGATCCTATAAAACTTGCTGCAAGGTTTGATATAAACAAGTATGATTACAAGAATAAAGCTCTTGTAAATAATTTATTTAATAACATTAAAAAAGAAAGTAAAATGGAAAAAGAGTTTGATAACTTAAAATCTTTTATCGCTGATCTTTTTAACAAAGAAGGCGAAGTAAAGGAAGTAAAAATTCTTGATAATGATGTTGTTGTTGAAAAAATGAAAACTTTAGAAGAGTCTATAGAAGAGTCTAACAAAGCTATCGTTGAATTAAATGGCACAATCGTTGAAAAGGATGGTTACATTGCAACTTTAGAAGATGAGATTTCTTCTTACAAAGTGGCAAAAATGGAGGGAACTCCAAGTGATGTAGTACCTAGTAAAGATCCTAACCCAACTCCAGACGCAAAGTCTGAAGATGCTTGGGATGTTCTAGCTAAGAGCATCAGCGATGACAAAAAAGTTTATTTTAAAAATTAAAAATTAGAAAAAAATGGCAAACGTAATTAATACAAGTTTAAGCTGGAGCCAAGAAGATGCTAGAAAGTATTTCCTATCTCCACTCTTTTACGAAAATGACCATCTTAAAGGGATGGAGGTTATTTCTGATATTTCTGGTGCTTCTATTAAGTTAGACAGATATTCAGCATTAAAAGATTTAACTAAATCAATGAACTCAGCGTGTTTCTCTGCTGACGCAGACCAATCAACAAACAGCATTATAGAGTTAACTCTATCTCGCTTAGAAGTTGAACACGCACAACAGTCTACTTCTTTATTATCTCACATTAAATCTCAATTATTGAGACGAGGTATTAGTCGTTACGACTTATCAGGAACTATCTTTATGGAAATCGTTTCTGAATTAGTATTAC